AATCAGGAGTTAAGAAAGGACTAGCGATTGACATTGGAGGAAACGACGGAACACTATCACTAAAATTTAAAGAAAGAGGATTTAAAGTTTTAAATATAGACCCTTGCAAAGAAGTAACAGATATCTCAAGAAAGAGAGGAGTAGACACGATAACAGATTTTTTCAATAGCGAACTAGCAAGAGACATAGATAGAGCAGATATTGTAACTGGAACGAATGTATTTGCTCACGTTCACGATCACGACGACTTCATTATAGGATTGAAAAAGATATTGAAGACTAAAGGAGTATTTGTATTTGAATCACCACACTTCGGAGAGTTCTTAAAAGGATTAGAATACGATACAGTTTATCACCAACATTTACTTTATTTGTCGGTTAAACCAGTAATGAAATTCTTAGAGAAACACGGACTAGAGATATTTGATGTTAAGTTTAGTGAATTACACGGAGGAGCTTTCAGATGTTATATAGCAAGAAAAGGCGAACATACAGTTAAGCCGATAGTTAAGGAAAGTGCTGACAAAGAAGATTGGGATAAAAAAGATTTAAGTGGTTGGGGAGAAGTCGCAAAAAATCATTCAGAAAGGTTATTTGATTTCATTTATAGTCTTAGCAGGCAAGGAAAGTCTATTGCTTGCGTAAGTTCTCCAGCTAAAGGAATGACACTACTAAATTACACAGGAATAGGAAAGTATATAGATTTCGTAACAGAAAAAAGTAAATTAAAAATTGGAAGATATACTCCAGGAACAAAAATAAAGATAGTTGGAGATGAAGAGCTAATCAAAAGACAACCTGATTATGCTTTAATACTAGCTTGGAATTTCGCAGAAGAAATAATTAAAAATAACTCTGAGTATAAAGGCACTTGGATAGTACCTTTACCAGAAGTAAAACTCTATGAAACTCGAGACAATAAAAGACAAAAGGGGAACGATTAAAGACCTAATGGTAGGAAAAGATTTCTCGATAACTCATATAACATTTAAGAAGGGAGCTATCAGAGGAAACCATTATCATAAATATACAGACCAACAGGATATTATATTGAAAGGGAAAGTGTTAGTAAGCCATAATGAAGTTGAATACAGATTAGACAAAGGGGATGATGCTTTTTTCCCAAGAAATTGTCCTCACGCTTATAAGGCTTTAACAGATAGTGAAATGGTATCAATATGTATAGGTAAAAGAATAGGAAAAAATTATGCTAAAGACACGTACAAGTGTGAACTCATTAAATAAATTTGAAAAAGCTTGGGCTAAACATAACTCTTATGATTATGGTATATGTTGTAATAGTGGCACTAATTCTTTGTTTCTTGCCCTTAAAGCGTGCGGAATAGGAAAAGGAGACGAAGTTATTGTTCCAGAGTTTACAATGATAGCTACTGCTTGGGCTGTAAGCTACACAGGAGCAACCCCTATATTCGTAGATTGTAAAGACGATTTGAATATAGACCTAGACAAGATAAAGATAACAAAGAAGACAAAAGCTATTATTCCAGTCCATATTTACGGAAGACAATGCAATATGCCTGAAATAGTAGAAAGATTTAAACACAGACTCTACATTATTGAGGATATGGCAGAAGCTCACGGAATTATGCCTCAAGGAGATATAGCTTGCTACTCGTTCTATGACAATAAGATTATCCACACCGAAGAAGGAGGAATGTGCCTTACAAACGACAGATTAGTAGCAGATGAGATTAGATTACTGGCAAATATGTATTTCGATGAAGAAAGAACTCTGATTCACCCCAAAATGGGGTATAACTTCAGAATGACCAGTATGCAGGCAGAAAAAGGACTAAAACAAGTAAAGAATTTTAAAAAGATAATAAAAGACCGAAGACAGATAGAGAAATGGTGGGATAAATATCTACCAGAAGAAATTAAGATGCCTAAGAGGGACACAGTATGGATGTATGATATAGATTGTGGAGATTGTCAAGAGGATATAAAAGAGGCAGTCAAGATGACTAGATATTTCTTCAAACCAATGAGTATGCAACCAATGTATAATCGAAAGTATAAAAAGCTAAATGCTTACAAGTGGTCGAAGCGAGGACTCTACTTACCACTCAAAGATTTAACAGAAAAAGAAGTAATTAAAATAAGTAAAAAGATATGTCGGATTCTTTCAGAGAACCAGTAGCAGCAACACCAGAAGCCCCTACAAGCTCACAGGAGTCGCCACAGCCGTCTAACCTACCAGAAGGGGATAAACTACAGGGTAATGAAAGTCCTGCCACAGACGAGCTTACAGCAGACGAAAAGAATATTGAAGTTTGGGAAGGATTACACCGAACAAAGTTTATTGAGAGTCATTTTAAGATAAAAGAGTTCGCAGGAGAGTTTCCATTAAAGATGCAAGTCTCTCATATAGATAAATATATAAAAAATCAAATAGCAGAAAAACAGTATGAAAATAACATTGAAAATTATCAGAAAGTTCTACAAGAAATTGAAGAAGAAGCTGGCTCGGAAAGGCTCGAAACTTTTGCAAGACTTAAAAGAATTTCTGGATATCTTAAGGTCTTAAACAAATATAACGACTCAAAAGCGAAGAAAGAAGCATACAAAACTCTATTGGAATAGATTGTTTTATTCTGGGAGTGTTTGTAGAGTTCGCTTCCAGAATTAAGTAATTTATAAAAACTATGGCATTCGTAAAACAAACCCTAGCAGATTTAAAACAAAGTTTAGCTGACAGACATAACTCTGGGACTCTACCAACTAAAGCAACAACTCTATCACTATGGACAAGACTTTTAAATAAAGGTCAAAACTATTGTGCAAGGAAAACTAACATACAAGCAACCACTTCGCTTACAACAGCAAGTGGAACAATAGCTCTACCAGAGAACTTTAAAAGCATATTTAGAGTGTTTTTAGACGATACAGAGATGGTTCAAGTAGGACAAGACGACCTAGACCAACAAAATGGATATGTTTATTGGATAAGTGGAGACCATTTTAATGGATTCTACTTAAATACAGATTCAGACCAAGAATACGATATTCAATACTACTACTATCCTTCACCTATGTCTTTAGACGCTGACGAATGTTTTGTAACTGACCCAGAAGCACCAGTAGCTTATGCTTACGCTATGCTTAGGAGAAGTGAATCAGACCCATTTGAAGACGCTGAACGTTCTCTACAAGAAGTAGACTCAAGAATAGTAGAAATGAATAGCGATAGAATGAAGAATGACGATAATTTAGATTTTTTAATGGTTCAAGGATCATAATAATATGGCAACAAAAGGAATAAAAACTTTTCACCAAGACGACTTGGGAAAAGGTATAAACTTATTTACGAGGGATACAATGATAGCCGACAACGAATGTATGGATGGTTGGAATGTTTGGGCTGTTGGTAAAAACTCTATTGCAAAAAGACCTGGTGTAGTTCTCTTTGGAGAAGTAGCAGGAGATAAACCTATTGACGGACTGGGAACTTATTATAGTGGCTCGACTCGGAAGATGTTAGCAATGAGCAATGGCTCACTAACAGATATGTCCACTGGAACTGCTGTCGCTTTATCGGCTGTGCCTGCTTCTAGTAATGTTTTCTCAACAGCTCAGAGAGCAGATTTCTCTCAAGCTGGTGGTAAAACCTTTGTAGGAAATGGAGTAGAAAACATCAGATACTTTGACGGAACTACAATGAGAGAAGAGACTGGCTCAATAAAAGCCAAGTATATGATTTTCTATAAGTCTTGTTTATGGGCTTGTGGAAACACAACATCAGGAAATGAAACTAAACTTTATAGAAGTGGAGATGGAGCAACAGGTGTAGCACCTGGAAATGCAATAGGAAACTTTACTTATCACGCTACCAACAACCCGTTAGCAACTTCTAAATATGTATCACAATCAGACGGACAAATATTGAATGGGTTCTTTAAACATCAAGATTACTTATACCCTGTTAAGGAACGAAGTCTATGGAGAGCCACAGTAGGCTCTGACGCTGCTCAAGCAATCTCATTAGAATTAGTAGACCCTTCTAGGGGAACAGATTCACATCATTCTATCGACACAGTTGAAAATGATAACTTTATGTTCAATGAGGTTGGAGTATTCGCTACTGGATATGAGCCAAACATCTTAGACCAGATTAGAACTAACATAGTTTCTCTAAGAGTAGACCCAAAACTAAAAGCAATTCAGAAAGACAGACTAGATGATGTAGAAGGAATTTTCTTTGATAATCATTATTATCTTTCTTATACTTCGGCTGGTGGAACTTATAACGATACTTTCCTAGTTTATGACAGACAGAGATTAGGTTGGTGGGAATTTCAAGTAGCTGGAGGAACTGGAACTTATATCGGAGCTAATTGTTTCTGTGAATGGAAAAATCCTAGTGGAGAAACTAAACTATATTTCGGCTCACCTGTAGATGGAAAGATTTACTACTTTGATGAAGATATAAAAAAAGACCCTGGATATAACATTTCGACCAGCTTTGTTTCAAAGAAATATGGAATAGAAAAAAACCTTTCACAAGTTAAATTCTTTTTAGACGCAGAACTATATTTTGGTAAGACTGCTGGAGATGTAACTATCACTATTAAGATAGACGGAGAAGTAGCAGAAACTTTAGATATTTTAATTGGAAATACTGGAGCAGCTGGAATAGGTATAGGAGCAATAGGAACACCAACAATAGGTGTGGGTGCTGGATCACTTTCTCTCGCTGATAGTGGGGGAGGGGATTGGGTAAAAATACCTATAAATAAACAAGGAAGAAACATTGAAATAACTATAACCGATACAACTTCTACAAAGAGTTGGGAGCTTAATGCGATAGTGGCTCACTATAAACCTCTAAACGAACTTTATCAACCAAATGTTAAAACGTAATAAATAAATTAAAAATATGACAAAAATTAACCATCAGGATAATTTCGCTAGTAATCTTGCAAGCAACACAACTGCAACAGACACAACTAGCACCCTAAATGATACACCTAGTGCATCAGCTCCATTTTATCTGGCTTTCGATGCCACAGATACAAATGGAAACTACGAAGTATTAAGATGTATAACTTCTCCAGGAAGTGGAGTAGTAACTCACGCAGCAACAGCTAACGACCACGTAGTCGCAGAAGAAGTAAGAATGGTATGCCCTGGAAAAGAGCTAGACCTTATGTATCAAGTACCAGAAGGAACTCTTTTAAATGGTAAGATAGTTCCGACAGACGCAGCAGGACTAACTTTGACTTTACACACTTTAGCAGGAGCAACACCATCAGCAACTGACCCAGTTTATGTAATGATAGGAGGAACATTAAGAAGTGTGACCGCCGCAACAACAGCAATCGCAACAGCAGGATTTAATTATTTTAATTCAGGTAGTGCAGAACTAGCGACTAAAGAAGTAGATTATTTCGTTTATGCTTATTGGGATTCAGCAAATTCTCTAGTAAGAATTGGTTTTGCTCGTATTTCACACGCAACTTTAATAGATGATTTTAATGCGACTGATACTAACGAAAAAGGATTTCTCTGTAATACTGTTGAAACAGCAGGAGATGATGTAGTAAATATAGGTAGATTTGCAGCTACTTTAAGTGCTGGTGCAGGATATACTTGGACAGTACCAACTTATACTACTAAAAACCTTATTCAAAGACCTATATATGAAACAAGATGGTTGGATTATACTCCTGCATATACTTGGACTGCTGGAGCTGATCCATCTAGTCCTACTGCTGGAGCAGCTTATTATAAGTATAAAATATTAGACAATACACTTAAAATTCAAATTTCAAATGTATGGGGAAGTTCTGGAACAACAGTCACCTTATTGGTTTTGTCTAGACCATTTTCTACTATTAGCAGTGGCTCTCAAATACAAGGTCTAAATGGAAGATTTGCACAAGGAACAGCACCACTATTATCTTATGGATATAGTGATGGTTCTAATTTTGTAGTAGGAAGTTCATCATCAACTATTGATAGAATTTTCCTAAGTGGAAGTATGGTAATTTAATAACTAAAAACTCTCTAAAAAAATGGCAAAATATAATATGTCCAAGTCTGAAGCAAAAAGGACTGGACAGAAAAGAAGAAAAATAAGTAGCTCTAAATCGTCTAAGAACTCTAAGAAAATAGATTATTCTAAAAGGTCTAAAGGAACTTCAAAGAGAGAGTATCAAGCTTCTCAATTAGGAGGAGTTTTAGATAAGAAGAAGAATACTATTACAGTTAGAACTAAGAATCCTACTTCTAGTTCTAGTTCTGGTCGTAATTTTGACCAAACAACTTACAATGCAATGCGTGTTCATGATGTTCATATGGGAACTAATACAGCAGCAGGATATAAAAGTTGGGCAGAAGGCAAAAAAGATATTAGTGATAGTTACACTACTGATACTTATAAATCTGGAAGTTCTAATAGAAGTAATGCTTCAAAAGAATATAATGCTACAAATGGTGGTGGCGGAAAGACTGGAAAGACTGGAAAGACTGGAGGCATAAAAAATTATATTAGAAATGCTCCATCGAGGACAGGAAGCGGTGGAGGAATAGGTAATTTTATAGATAAAGGACTTGCAGAAGCTGGTGGACTTTGGGATACTTTAAGAGGTACTGGCATTAGAAATACAATAGGTCAATTAGGAAGAGATATTCAACTAGGAATAAATAAAGCTGGAGGTGTTATGAGTGCAGAAGCTAGTGGTGGTGCTTCTGGAGAACAACCATTTCAAGAAACTCCTGAATCTGCTCAAGCTGAAGAAGAAGCAGCTAATAGAAGGAGGGAAGACCAAGGTTTTGTTCTAAATGCTGATGGTGGAGTAGATTTGAGCACTCCAGTTAATCAAACTGCTTTCGAAAATTCAACTTATAACACAAGTAATATAAGTGCAGATAGAGACGACCCTACCCCTACTTATGATGATGGAGGTTCTAGTTCAATATCTCAACCTGTAAATTTACCAGAGATATTTCAAACTCAAGAAAGTCCTTATCAATTACCACAACCTGCTGACGGAGGAGCTATCCAACGAGAGAACGCAACTGTTAGTAGAATAGCTGGAAAAGGAAATTATGCTCGTGGATTAGGATACAACAGTGAACAAGGATTAGTAGGAGGTGGAGGACTAGGATTAGGTGGAGAAGACGATGAAATGAATATACTCCAAAAGATATTAGCTTCTACTGGAATGGTTAATTCTGCACAGGCTTCTCAAGTGCCACAAGATAATGGAGGATTTAGTGGACAAAAAGATTATAGCTATAATTCAGCAACTATCCCTACAAATTATGGGTATCAAGCAGAAAACCCTGAAGGACCAGCACCTATAATACAACCACAAGAAGAAGAACCAATAGAATATAATCAAACTAACAATCAAAATTATGAACAAGGAGGAGGTGGTAATGTGCCACAGATAAACAATGCACCTGCTGACAGAGGTGGGTTAAGTAAAAGAGAATATAAAGCTAAATATGGAGTAGACTACGACCCAACAGGAGGTCTAGGAGACTTCGGCTACGCAGGAGACGACTCTTATGAAGACCAAGGTAACGAAATTCAAAACCAACTAGCTGATATGATTAAGGGAATTGAATCTCAATACGCTACTGCTCAGACTAAACAAACAGGAGACCTTGAAAGACAAGGAAGACAAAACTTGAATCAATTAAATTCACAGTTTAGCTTTGGAAATTCAGACCCTAATGACGAACAGAGAATCCAATACCAACAAAGACTACAAAACGACCAAGGAAGAAATTTAGCTGAATTGCTAAGTTCACTTCAAGCTTCTAAAGGTCAAGACATTCTATCAGCAAGAAATCAAGGTTCTACAAATATGCAGAACTTAATGAATCAACAACGAACAGCTCGTTCAACTGCTCAAGGAAATCAAAGAGATTATCAGACTGAACTTGCTAAGGCAAAAAGTGGAGGAAGTGAGAAGAACGATTCTCTAACATACCAAGGAAAGAACGCTCAAGGAGAACCAGTATTTTGGAATAATAGAACAAAGCAAACGCAAGTAGGAGAAGGACTAACAAGAGAGTCTAGCAATCCATTTGCAGGATTATTTAATCCTCAACAACAAACACAGCAAGACAATAGTAATCAAATAGTATTTGAAGGTAAAAAGTACAATGTAGACTCTAATGGAAATATGACACCAGCTTAAAAAATGTATGAATATCAGAGACCTAAAGAAAGGAAGCTATAAACCAGTTTCCACTAAGTTAAATGTAAAAAACTTACCAAAAGGAAGTTATAAGTCTGTTCAAAAACAGCAGACTTTGAATGTTAATAATCTTCCACAAGGAAGTTATAAACCAGTTTCTACAGGTGGTTTTGGTAATACGATAAAGAACGTAGGTAAAGATATTATAGGAACTCCATTAGCAGTAATGGCTGATTTAGGTAATGTTATCCAACCTTGGAAGAAAGAAAAAGATAGAGTTAAGAGTATTAAGTTTCTAGGAAACGAATATCAAACTCCTAGCTCAAGAGGTCTAAAATCAGGACAACTAGCAAGAAAAGGAGAATATAAGAAAGCAGCAGGAGAGTTAGGAATGGCTGGACTAGATATAGCTTCTACATTTTATGCACCTGCAAAGGGTGTTAAGGCATTTAAAGGTGCTGGTGCATTGAAAGGTGCTTTACAAGGAGCATTCACAGGTTCTCAAATAGGAGCAGGTTATGGTTTAGCTGGAGGAGCTAGCCAAGGTCAAGGAGGTTTAGACTTATTGAAATCAACTGGTAAAGGTGCTTTAGGCGGTGCTGCAGCTGGTGGAGTATTAGGTGGCGGTCTAGGGATAGCTGGTAAGAGTTTAAGTAAATATTCTGCTGGTAGAAAACTAAACAAAGCTTCTCAAGGAATGGACGCAGAGGCAAAGGCTTTTGTATCTAAACCAGAGCCTTCTATATCAGAAGCTATTGCACCTAAAGGAAAGAAAGCTAAAATTAAAGAAGGGGAGATAGGAAGTGAGTTTAAGGAAAGGGGCTTTGTAAAAACAGTTAGAGGTGGAAAGAATACAGACGCAAGACTTAAAATGCTTATTGAAGATAATTATATTCCACAGCCTAATGATGACTTAGTAGCTCATTCTATAAACCTTATTCAAGATGATATAAACAAAGCCAAAGCTAAGGCTATGAAAGGAGACGATAACCTTGCAGTAGCAACAGCTTCGGAACTTATTAAGCATTATCAGAATACAGGAGATTTCGACCAAGCTGCTGAAATAACAAAGACAGTAGCTCAAAAACTTACTGAACACGGAAGGGCAATACAGGCTGCTTCACTTTATAATAAGCTTAGTCCAGAGGGGATTAAGATGTTTGCTCAAAAAGAATTAGGTAAAGAAGGACTTACTCTTACAAAAGAACAATCTTGGACTTTAGAAAATTTAGCTTATGATGCTCAGAAAGCTAAAACTCCAGAAGCTCAGGCATTAGCTAATGCTCAAATGCTTAAAGGTGTAGGAGAAATGATACCTTCTAAATTAGGAGACCAAATAACTACTTTGTGGAAAGCAGGACTTCTAACAAATCCAACAACTCACATTGCTAATCTAACTGGTAATACTGCTATGGGTGGAATGGAAATGATGAAAGATGTTCCAGCAACAGTATTTGATAGAGTAGCTGCTATGTTCACAGGGAAAAGAACAAAGACTACTCCTAATATACTTTCTTATTTAAGAGGTATGGGTAAAGGATCAAGAAAGGCTTGGGTATTTATGAAGACAGGAGTTGATATAGATAACACATTAAGTAAGTATGATTTTAAACAAGTAAACCTACCACCAGTAGCGAAGCAATATGCAGAGACTATTTTTAGAGCTTTGGGTGCAGGTGATAAGGTATTTAAAGGTGGGCTAATGCAAAAGTCATTAAGAGAACTAGCAGTTGTAGATGGAATAAATAGTGGACTCAAAGGAAAAGCATTAAAGGCTCACGTAGATAAAATTTATAATAAACCAACCACAGAGATGGTTAAGATAGCCACAGAAGACGCTCTGTATGGAACTTTTAATAATCAAAACGCATTATCAGATATGTTGAATGTTGCTAAAGGACATCCTAACCAATCTGTGAGAGCTTTTACAGAGTTTGTAGCTCCATTTGGTAGAACCCCAGCAAATATCGCTAATACAATTATAGACTATTCTCCTGCTGGTTTTATAAAAGCAGGTTCAAGAGGTTTTAGTGGACAGGGACAGAGGTCAGTAGTAGACGCTTTAGGTAGGGCAACAGTAGGAACAGGAATAGGTGCTGCAGGATACGGATTAGGAAAGGCTGGAATGATGACTGGAAATTATCCAACAAACTCAACAGAACGAAATCTATGGGAATTACAAGGTAAACAAGCAAATTCAATAAGACTAGGAGACAATTCTTATTCACTTAATAGGTTATCCCCTGCTGGTAACATTTTATCAACTGGTGCTGCTATGTCAGACCTAGGAAGAATGAAACCAGAGAATATTCCTTTTGCTGCTGCAGGTGCAGTCGGTAAAAATTTATTAGGACAGACTTATTTACAAGGTGTATCTGGTATGCTTAATGCTTTCCAAGACCCTAAAAGATATGGAGGAAGTTTCTCAAATCGTTTAGCAGGCTCTATGATACCTTCAATATCTGGAGCTGGTGCTAGAGCTTTAGACCCAGTAGTAAGACAAAAGAATACAATGGGAGAAGCTATCCAATCTAGGATACCTGGAATGAGTCAAAACTTACTTCCAAGACAAGATGTGTTTGGAGAAGATATGCAATATTCAGACGTAGGATTAGGAACAGGCTTAAACCCATTCTTCAATCCAGTAAATCCAAGAGAAGCAAAGGACTCTCCACTTAACACAGAACTCGATAGACTATTTCAAAACTATTCAGGACTAGCATTAGGAGACCCTAGTAAGACAGCTTCTATTTCAGGAACTGGTATTAAGATAGATATGACACCAGAAGAATACAGAGGAATGCTGCAACAAACTGGTGGTGTTATTAAGGGAGCTTTAGAAAAAGTAGTAGCTGCTCCTGCTTATGAAACTATGAGTGATTATGATAGGTCAAAAGCAATAAATAATATAATCGGTAAAGTAAGAGAGGTTTGGAATTTAAAGAATGTAGGCACGCTAGATAACACACAAGAACAACTCAAAGAACAATTACAAAAACAAATAGAATTAAGAAGTCCTAACCCATTTTATTCAAACTAATGGAAGAAGAAACAAACAATTTAGATCCTAAAGAAGTATTCAGAGCAACTAACGCTGAGATGGCTCAGACGAGAGTTACCCAATGTAAAGAGCATAAGTGGGAGAAACTCGCTGAGAACGAACTGTACTGCCCTGTGTGCCAATCTGGTGCAATTATAAACCCTAAAGATATGAAACTATATGTCAAATAATACAATCGGCGATACTCGCTTAACCGAACAAGTAATCCAAAACAGGTCTTATGATGACGACTTTAAGATAGCTGTTAGAGAGATTGTTGGTTATGACGGAGCTGCTTTGCAACGGATCAAGACTGATACAGATGGTAAACTGCAAGTAGACGCTTTAACTGGCTTTGAGATACCTCCATACGATGAAATGGACCTTACTTATGTAGCAGCTGGCGATGGTACAGGGGAAATTGAGACGGCTATTTACAGTCTTTCTGGAACTCCGCATACAACTTTGACTCTTTCCTATAACGCCTCAGACGAAGTAAGCAATATAACAAAAACCTAATGGCATTAAAGCTTAACCCTGTAACGGGAAAATTAGACAGAGTATTAAAAACTACCAAGACTCTTGGAAGTCCTGGAGTTGATACTCAAGTTCCGACTGAAAAGGCTGTTCGTGCTGCACTTTCTGCTGGTGGGCATGGTGATGTTTCTGGTCCAGGTGTAGCAGTTGATGAAAACATAACAGTATTCGATTCTACTTCTGGAAAACTTATAAAAGATAGCGGAACTAATATTTCTGCAGTTGGTTTAAACACAGCTAAAGAAACTAACGTTGATACCGACCTTTCTATCGGAACTAAAACAGCAACTACTTTAGACATAAACTCTTCAGACGGAGACAACGCAACTATCCCAGAAGCAAACACAGACGATGCAGGGCTTCTAGGAGCTGATAAATACGATGAGATAGTAGCCAATACTTTAAAAGATACAAATACAATTACAAATTTAGCAGAAGGAACTTCTACTGAAACAACAGTTAAGGTTACCTCTTCAGATGGAACAGATGCTACTCTAGCCGCAGCCTCTACAACAAGAGCTGGGCTTTTAACTAAAGCAAAATGGGACAATATAGTAGCTAATAACGCTAAAGTTACTTCTAAATGGGAAGTAGACGGAACAGAAACACAACTTATAACAGCGGATGAGATTGATATGCAGAGTAAGAAGATTATAAATCTTTTAGACCCAACAGCTGACCAAGAAGCAGCTACTAAGAAATATGTTGATGATAACTCAACTGACGTAACTTTAGCTGGTGAAGACTACCTTTCAATAATTGGTCAAGAGATAACAGCCAATAAGGTTGATTTAGTTGATAACGTAACTGGGAATTTACCAGTAGGTAATCTTAACAGCGGAACAAGCGCTTCTGGTTCAACATTTTGGAGGGGCGATGGGACTTGGGCCACTCCAGCAGGAGGAGGCAACGTTTCAACTTCTGGTACACCAGTAGCCAATGATTTTGCTAGATTTATTAATGCAACTGATATCGAAGGAAGAAGTTACTCTGAAGTCAGAACTGATCTAGGCCTTGTAATAGGAACTGATGTCCTTGCACAACAAACTATCGGAATTGCTGATAATAACTTAGTTGAGATTGATGATGCTGATGCAGCAGATAATGATTACTGTAAACTAACAGTTAACGGAATTGAGGGCAGGTCTTACACAGAGGTTCGTTCAGACTTAAACGTTGAAGACGGAGCTGATGTAACTGATACTGCAAATGTAACCTCCGCTGGCGCTTTAATGGATTCAGAGGTAGATGCAGATATAAAAACCTTGGCATTACCAGCAAATACTACAATTTCAGCCTTTGGCAAGACTTTAGTTGATGATGCAGCTGCGGTTAATGCCAGAGCTACTTTAGATGTTGACCAAGCAGGAACAGACAATTCAACCCCAGTAACTATAGGAACCGCTAACGGTCTTTCACTTTCAACACAGGCATTAAGTTTAGCCTTATCATCAACTTCAGCAACTGGAGCTTTATCAAGCGCA